AAACTTTAGAAGAAGCTGAAGTCTTTAGTGCAATGGAGCAGAGTTCTGTTAGGAAGGAGGCAATTCGCCAGCCAACCAAAGAGGCAAAGTTAATTGCTGAAGTTGCTTTGCTGACCGAGGTTGTTCGACTTCTGTCTAAACGAGTAGATGAATTGGAGGCTAAATATGAAAAAACCACCAACTAAAGCCTATTGCCTAAAAATGGCAAAGTATTACCATGATGGCAACTGCCTCAATCTAATGTGGGATTGGCTGGTTGTGTGGGCATTCCACGAAATGTATTTGGAGACAAGATATGTATGATGTCATGCTTTTTATTCTTGGTATGTTGGCACCAGCTTTTCTGAGTGCGGTATTCACTCTGATGAAATGCTTGGAAGATTTGATTAGGAGTAAAGTAAAATGATAGAAAGTATCCTGACCATCATCGCTTTATTATTAATAGGTGCCTGTGTAGGGGTTGGCGTAATCATCGCCATTCTTTATTTTTCTTGGGATAAAAATTAAGCAAAAACAGCCATTACCTTGTCGTATTTGGCTTTTCTTTCTGCATAGCCTATCAAACCACCATTGATTTTCTTGGTCATGCCTTCGAGATCACCCCTATCGGCAAACGATGCAAGATTGTTGGATTTCCAGAACCATCCTGCACTTCTTGCCGCATACATTGGCTCAAGTAGCAAATCAGGGTTATTGACAATATCAATATTGAGATCGCGACTACATCTCGCATAGTTGTCCTTCCCAGTTAACTGTTTTAGACCTCTTCCACGATACTTCCAACCCTCACCAGACTCAGCAGGGCCATTGCCCATCCTTGCGCTGTAAACCATGTTGGCTATCAACTCAGGCTTACCCGCTATGCTGTTTGCCACGGCAGTAGGTATATTCTTGCCCTTTTCGTCCTTCTTTGGCTTCTTATCTGCACCAAGAACAGCAAATCGGTTAGGCCAACAAGTGGCAAGGGTAGCCGCCTTGTAGTTCAAATTCTCTGTCAACATCGTATACCCACCTGATTCATGGCTCGTTTGCGCCAAGAAAGATGCTACACGCTGTGGAGTATTGATTTCAAACTCAGCACAAGTCTCTATGACCGCATTAAGCCACTTATCAGGGTCTTTTACGCCAGCCGCAACAAGTAATGGGTTATTTGGTGTCATGGCTGTTGTTGCTCCTTCTGCTTCTGATCTACCGCCTCTTGGCTCTTGTTGCTAGAACCATAGAAGAATCTGATCAAACTGTTGACAGCAGTACCAATAAGAAAGCCAAGAATAATGTTGATGAAGTCACGATTGTGATTGGCAATCGGTAGGAATGAAACCAAGAAGAAATATAGGAAAGATACAACAGTCAAGAACCAAGCATACATCTGGGTAAATCGCTTGGTGCTATCGTCTTGCATATACATATCAGTAGCCCGTTGCGTAGACTTCTCATCTAACTCAGCCATAAATTCTGAGTGGCGGTTCGCCTCTTCTTGCAACTTAGCGTTGTATTCTGGCGTTGCTTGACCTTGAGGTTTTAGTTCCATGCCAAGTTTTTCCTGAACAGCATCTACGCCTTTTTCAATCACTTGGTCAGCAACCTTGTGCATCCCGTTATCTATCAAGTTGGCTACTATGCCTGCAATCAAAGGTAACATTATTTTTCCTTTAGTTCCTGTTTAAGTTTCCGCAATTCCTTGATCTCTCTCTTTAACTGTGCCTTCATATACAAAGTCTCGATGTAGGCAAGGCTTGTTGTGGCAACAATGATGCACAGAGCCAAGGCACTCAAAATCCACCCGACAAGTTTCGTAGTACCCACATCATCCACCCAAAGATTAAAGACATAAACACCACAGCAAATACCCCACAAGTTAACTCAATACAACGAATCTCATATTGCTCTTGCTTCCACCTCTTTAGCCTTGCTCTGCGAACCATCTCTGCCCTTGCCCACTCTTGTTCTTGTTCAATCTTTTGGTGCATTTTTAAGAATCTACTATACAAATCTTTCAACTCTGGTGGGGCATACACCATTGCTTCCCTGACTTGCTCAAACAACTTCTCCATTTGTAACTCAATCAACGCCCTCTCTATCGCCTTTTTGCTGTTGTTTTGGGTTGGATCGTAGTTGTTTTTGTTTGTTTCTTCTAGTTCATGGTAGTAGTTGTTGATTTCTTGTTGTGTGTCAAAGAGAAAACCTAGTTTGTCACCAATGTCTTTGATAAGTTTAAGTTCAAGTTCCTCATAGGTTTGCTTGGCGGCAATGGCTTTGGCTTTCGCTTTTGCCATAGGCTTGGGCGTTTCTGCTGACTTGGTTGGCTCTTCTCGTTTAAACAGCCCAACAAACCAATCAAAAATGCCCTTAATCGCCTTAACATCGGCAATGACTCCCTCAACTGTCTTCTTAGCACCTTCAAGTTCCATGCGCCCCTCATGGAGCATATTGCAACCTTGCTTGATGAAGCCAACAGCGGCCTGTGCCGCCATAAGAAGGGTGAAGGGATCAATGGGTGGCTCCTATTGAGAATTTTCAGCTTTGTTAAGAGCCTGAACAATTCTTGCCTTTGTCTTGTTGTTTTTCATTTGCTGATTAACTGCTCTTAATATGCTGATTGCTGGTAATGGCAAACCTGTCAATGCACCAGTAGTAGCCGCCTCACCCATTGCCGCCAACAAAACACCAGCTGTACCGCTGTTGTTGACCAGAGTGCCAGGCGGGACTGTCGTTACATACTTTGCCACTTCATTCAAGTCACGCACAATTTCTGCATTTTTCTTTCCAAGAATAATGTCTAGCCTTCCATTTGAATCCAATTGGTTAATGCCAGCATTAAGTTTCGCAGTTGATACCAATGCGCGACCTTGTGAGTCTGTTCCAACTCCAGCAGTAGAAACGTCTTCTAAGTGTTTAATGGTTGCACCTTGTAACTCTTTAAATGCTTGTTGACCATCTTTGCCACTTGTCAACAAAACACGCTTTAGGAATGTAATTTCTTCTGGTGATGCATTAAGAATAGACTTCTGAAATGCTTCACTTGCAACAATCTTTGGATCATCTTTGCCCTTAACTGTTGTAAGCAAGTTGGCAACAATTGCACGACCTTCATACTTTCTAGCCTGTTGCTCACGCAATGCTCTTGCTTCTTTGTATAACTCGCCACCTAAACCTTCTGTACTTTGATCAATTAACTTCTTGAGTTCCCCACCAAATAATTTATTAGTAGGATCAAATCCAGTTGTATCACTAATTGATCTTCTTAGTAATTCACTATTTTTAAGAGTTGTTGGAATTGCTTGCACAGTTCCATCTTGTAATTGCTCTAGTGCGCCAAGTTGTATTCCTTTTTGTTTTGCAACATTAAGAACTGGCGCAACAGTAGACTCTGGTAATTTATCGTTTATATAACTTGCTAAAGTATCAAGACTCAATAAATCATTTAATTCACCTTGATTTTCAGCCTTAGAGTATGCCGCTCTTGTTTTTGCTTTTGCAGATTCCCAACCACTAGATAATGCATTGATAACAGAATTACCAGTTGCGGCTAACCCACTTCTAACTTGTTCTGCTCCTGTTAGATCAACAATTGCATCAAAGTTTTGCAATAGTTGTAAATTGTTTTCTTCAGCCCGTTGGCGCAAAGGTTGTCCTAACTGACCCTTCATTTGCTCTTTTTCAAATGCCAACTGTTCTGCTTCACGACTAGCCGCACCTTTTGTTAACTTAACAGGAACAGGCAATGCTTCCGCAGTTGTCATGCGTTGTAATTCTGCTGGGGTAGCCATAGCACCGCCACTTGCTCTGCCAGTTGCTCCGATTGGTGCTGGAGTCTCAACGCCAAAAACATCACGCACCATCTGAGTTCCTCTTTGGACAGGAATCATTGCCATTTCTTGAGCCGCAGTAGCACCCCTTCTGATGCCAGCTTCTACAAATGGTGCCGCTTGTCTGGTGGCTTGAGCCAACATAGATGGCGCACCAATAACTGGCATAACTGGTGGGATTGTCTCGCCAATAAATCTACCAACCGCTTGGGTTTGCTCCTGACCAGCTTCAGTTCTTGGCATATAGGTAAACTCTTGCGCTCCTTGCGTTATAGCTTGCTCAAGACCCCTAGTTGCTAAAGGATCACGAATATTGCCTTCTCTAGCCTGTTGAACTGCAAAACCAATACCACCTCGTAAACCACCCAAAGTTCCACCAAATAAACCAGTAGTTAAAGCCAAACCAGTTTCACCAGCACCAATCAACTTTTCAACAATGCCAGCCTCTTTAGGTTTTGGTGCAAGTTGAGCCGTTGTGGTTGTCAAATTCTCACTTTGCTTTTTGACTTCATAGGCTTTGGCAACAGTTTCAAACTCAGGAGTTCCTTGCAAATCCTTGTTTTGGACTATCCAAGTTGCATATTCTTGTGCTGTTGCCATTATCTTGCTCCACGAGGTCTAGCCAAAATTTGATCTGCTTGATTCAAAATGTTTGTACCAGTTGATGGTAGTTCTCCTGTTGTTGGAATTTGATTAACTAAACTTTGCACTCTTTCTCTCTCGCCAACACCAGAATATCTTGAATTAACATCTTTAGCAATTCGATTTGAGAAGTCAACAAAAGTCTCGCCTTGTTTTGCCGTGTAATCACCAGCCACAAATGTCTTGTTGGCTCTTGTAAGAACACCATTATTTTGAGCAACCCAATCAGTTTTTGCATTGGCAACAGTCGCATCGATATCTTGAAGTTTTGCCATGCCACGCAAGAAACTAGCAAGAGTTCTAGCATCTGCTGTCTCTGTTGGGAAACCACTTAATGCAAGGGAAATGTCTTTGTCCGTTGCGGGGCCTGGTGGCAGGGACTTAATCGCCGCATTGTTACGCAACCTTATGTACTCTTGACGCAAATCGTAAGTTCCATTTTGGAATCCACCAGCCTTTGTTAGATAAGTATTAAATGATGAGAAACCACCATATCCACCGCCAGCAGATTCAATCCTAGATGCCAAATCATTGAACTGGTTAGCCGCCTGCTTTGATGTTGCGGCAACAACTGCGCTATCGTTAATGAGTTTTCTAGTTGATTCTGGGATGTCAGTATTGAGTTTTTGGATTTGAGCCAACTTTTCCAAAACATTGACCTGAGTCATTTGTGTATCCAAACCAAGTTTGGCACCACGAACACCAATTTCGCTATTGATATTCTTAATTTCAGCAGTTGTTTTAGCATAGCCAATGGCTTTAACTTTATCTTCCCAACTTGCATCAATTGCCGCTTTTTGTGCATCAGCGGCTTTTTTAATCAATTCTGCTTGTTGTGACTGCGGCGCATATCTGGCTTTAACTATTTCAATATTTGCTTCTGCCTGCGCTTTATCTGCCTCACTACCAGACTTCTGCGCCTTGTAGAAACCTTCAAGAACTGCTTGACCTTCTGGTGTAACGCTTAATTGCTCAACAACTCTTTGGTTAATCATTGTTGGAGTTGCTTCTTTCTTTGTTGCTGGTTGCAAATAAGAAGTGTCAGCAGTCTCATCAACAATAACCTTTTCAGGTGTAACTTGTTCTGGAGTGCCTTGCACTAATATGTTTGGCAACAAACCTTGAGCCTGTTGCATTCTTTGCTGAGATTGCAAAACCGCTTGTCGTTTCATTGCGTCATCACGAACAGCCAACAAACGATAAGCCAACTCAGGTACGCCAGCTTGTTGCGCTCTTGAGATGCCAGTAGCAATTGATTGTGGATCACTAAAATCTAAACTAGTCAGTATTTGATTCTGTGCAGAAATCTTCTGCAATGTTGGGTCTTCAGCACCCAAAGCACCGCCAATGCCACGACCTAGTTGTGCGGCAGAGGCATACAAGCCTTGTGGTGTACCAAATGATTGACCCTCTCTTAGTGCCTGTTCGTATTGCTGTCTTTCATACGCTTGAGGAGTTATGCCAAATAAACCGCCTACGATATCTGTTGCCATGATTACTCCTTAAAACTGCTGTTGTGTTGGATCGTAGAATCCAGTATTAAATACACTACCAGTACCGCCAACATTGGATGGCGCAGAAGAGCCAAAGTATGAACCTAGACCTTGTGCTAACAATGATGTCGGGCTACTCAGTCCACCAAGAACTGTTGCATAAGGATTAGCAGTCATAGCACCAGACAAACCTATGGCATTACCATAAACATTGCCTGTTATGCCTAGTTGACCAGCCCTTGCACCTGCCGCAGACGCTTGTTGAGCAAGTCCTTGGCTTAGTGAGAATGGTTGCTGTGCCATAGTTTCTAGTTGACCAGCCTGACCAAACAAACCCGCTCCAAACCCAACTTGTTGCTGACCCGCTTGTTGTGCCTGTGCCGCCAACTGTGCGTCTTGTTGTGCCAAGGCGTTGTAATAGGCTTCCATCTCAGGATTAGCACCCATCAATCCTTGTGCGCCACTAGGACGCAAACCAGTAGAGCCTACTGACAATCCCATGCGCCCTGTTTGGAAAGCCTGATTCCTGATAGCGGCTAGTTGTCTTTGCCGACTAGGATCTAGTAATTCATATTGTTTAGATAGGTATTGTTGGGCAACCTCTTCAGGTGTTTGCGCCAAGTAACTAGCACCCAATCCCATGAGCCTGTTTTGGGCAGAAGTGATCTCAGGAGCGGCGGTGTAGCCTGCGCTTATTACTTGACCTGTGGTTGGGTCAATCTGGAATTGGGATGCACCAAAACGGGTTGTAACACCTACTGGTCTGAACTGTGCGCCTGTCGTTGCTTGTTGAGTGGCTTGGCCTATCCTTGCCTGTGCCTGTTGTGCCGCCTGTTTATTTGCTTGCAATTGCATTAGTTGAGCGGCAGTTCCTGCTCCACCTTGCAATAAGTTGGAGTTCATGCCTCCAGCCAAACTAGACAAGTAGTTTTTTGCTTGTTGTGCCGCAGTTCCACCAGCCGCCAACATAGACTTGATCATGTTGTCCAACTGAGGATTAGCACCACCAATACCCGTGAAGGTTTGTGGAGTTAAAGCATCAATTTGAGCCTGTGTGTAAGGTACGCTACCTGTATCGTAGTAGCCCTCGCCACCAGTAATGTCTGGTAATGTATTGCTTCCGTAGTATGCGTAATCATCTACTGCCATATTATTTACTCCCGATGTCGGGGTTGTACCCGATGTTGCCTGACTTAATAAACTTGTTGGTGAGATCGCACTTATTGCACCACCCGTTAATGCTTGTTCTGGCGTTGCACCACTCAGCAGTCCTGCCGTAGTGCCACCAGCAACCTTGCCTGCCAATGCAGAACCAGTTTCACCAGCCACTTGTCCGCCAACTTCACCACCAATCTGTGAAATTGCGTAGTTCTTGGCAACATCTTCTAGACTGCCACCCTTATCAAGCACATTAGCCGCTTGGATATAAGGTGCGGCAACAGGAACTGCAACGGATGCAACAGTTGACCAACCGCCTGGCACTACCTCGTTTACTGTGTCATCGACCGATGCCAATACATCTGATGCGCTACTTACAACATCGCTTACAGCATTTGAAACGCTTTCTACAACGCTAGAAACACCGCCTTGGGGCTGAATCCTTCTGTCTCCAACATGGCGAAACGCACGAATTGGGAGGTCTGGTATGCCTAATAAAGCAAGACTGTTTTTCATATATTTGCCTTCCAGTTGTACTGTGGCAAGTCAGATGCTTGTACATTCAAGCCAACTCGCTTCATCAACTCCACAATCCCTTGGTTGTCTGCTTTCCCATAAACAGTCTTAATCCCCAATGCCTTGCCTCGTTTGACAAAGCCAAGAACAGCCCTTGCCAATGTCTTAGGGCTATCTTCAGTAAACAAATGGATCTCTGCTGATGTTGGGTTTACTTTACGCACCAAAAGAACAGAGTCATTCTCTTGCATCAAAACAGCACTCTTAGCCTTAACCAATGCACTAATAGTACGCAAGGCTTTATCTGGGTCAATTTTGCGCTTGACCGCATCTGCTTTGATGATTTCTGATGCTTTCATTACATTGTTCCATTCGCAACAATATTGCCAATCACAGTCAAGTTACCTGACGCATCTATCTTTGCCACAGGCGTTGATATGTTATAGATATACAAGACATTGGATGCCTCAACAAACGAGAAGTTTGTAAATGTTCCGTCAGCCTTTGTAGCAATGGCAGTCTGTATATTGGTGAACTCTGTATCGATTTCAGTACCTTTGACAACCTTGGAGGCATTGCCTGACGCAAGTGCATCTTTAGCCGCAAAGTTGGTGGTTTTCGTGTAATTAGCCATATTTATTCCTTAACCAAGTTTTCCGTTTTTAGCCTGAATCTCAATCTTTTGAATACTCACAGCAGAACCATTGATCTGCACTTCATACGCTGTTTGCACAACCTTGCCGTATCCTGACGCTTGTCCAACAAGAGTAGATATTTGTATGCCTTGCGAGTAATACGCTACTGGAACACCATTAGCACCATATTCAGCCGTTCCATACTCTGCAATAGTCGATATGGGAATTTGTGCTTGAGTGGAGTAGTATTGACCTGAGAAATCAAATGACCACTTGATAATCAAGTCTTGGTTTGTTCCACCAATCACCACCACAGAAATCTTCTTTAGGATTGAGGTAATGTTCTGATCACCAAGGTCTGCGTAATTGGTGTAATACTGGAAACGATAAGAAGAGGCATGGTCAAGATAAGTCCCATACTTTCCCACATAACCATTCTTGCCAATCAGCAAATCACCATTTCTGCGAGACAACAAGGCTGTTGGCTCAATGCTGTCCCAAGTCGTTACCCTTGAAGAACCATCTTGCAATGTAGCCTTGGTATCAAACACATAGACTTGTTTGGCAACGGGAAGTGTCAAGAGATAGAAGGCGTTGACTTCTGAGTAGACCGCCTTGATGTTTGCCAATGTCTCAGAACCCACATAGGTCATCAAGTCATTACGCACATTCTTGGACAAGTCTCGCAAAGGAGCAGACTTCTCTTGGATGGTACGCATCAGACTACGCACACCAGAGTTAGACAAGAAAACAATGTCTGAGGCAGTCGTAACAATCGAATCCCTTGATAGGCAACCAATGTTTCCAATAGTGTCTGCCAATGTCATGGTGGATGGGGTTGTAGCACCAGAATAAACTAGTATTTGACGCTTACCAAAAATGAACAAAAAGCCATTGTGTGCGCCAAGTCCTACGATCTGGTCTGAGCCGTTAGGCCATACCCGTGATACATCCAAACTGCCTGAAGTCCCACCCGTCCAGTTGTGACCAGCAAGTAAGTCAGAGAAAGTGATCGTTGCATTGTCTGTCGCTGTATCCGCTACCCACAAACGACCAAACGCAGAAATGGCTACATTCGCTTGTGGAACAGTACCTGTATAACCAGTTTTCTCAGATACACGCCTAAATGTCGTGGTGCTGACCGCAGGGTCATAGATCAGAGGGTCATACCCAGACTGAAAGAAGTATGTGATGCCATTCAAGGATGCACATTGCCAATTGGTTGCTGTAATGGTAGGTGCTGTACCGACACCACCATAGGTCAATTCCACAACCGCATTGGAACTATCTAACTTGAATAACTTGTTGTTACCAGAAAACAATACAGTTAGTGTTCCATCCAATTGCACTAGTTCATGGATGACATTGATGTTATTTGCACCAAGATTGCCAGAACTAGAGTTGACCCTTGAGAAACCTTTTCTAGCACCAATGCGTCCATATTGGTCAATAACACAATTGGTAGCAATAGCCGCATACCCCGCCTCCAATGTCAGAGGAGAGTCTTGCGTGTTCAGCCCAAAGAAGCCTGGGGCTTGAACGCTAAAGGTCTTTAACGCTTGCGTCATATACTGACAAACTCCTGATTCTCAGGGTATCGTGTGCCTTCCAACGCAATGTAGTCCGATAGCATTGCCCGATATAGGTTGTATGCCTCTGAGGAAGATAGACCACCATCCTCACCACGCTCAACCAATGCTCTTGCATAGGCGTTTTGCGAGACTAAAACATCAGGCACTTTGACAACAGTCGAGTCTGAAGACAAGGTGGCTTGTGGGATGGTCAGCATGAATTTGACTGTATATACAGTATCTGGAACTGGATACAGGTTTACTTTGCTATCGTAAGAACCATCTACGCCATCAAAGGCAAATTGGGTTGGCGCACCTTGTGGAACAGGAGCAAAGTTAAGATTGCGGTTCATCTCCACAAAACTGATGTTTCTCATCCCAATGAGACTTGTTGTGTTGATAACATCCATAACCTGAAACTTCTGCCCAGAACCTGTCAGAGAATAGGAAGATGTACCTGAGACAGTTGTGACTGTGATGGTTGACCCCAATGCGTTCCAAGAAAAGGCATCTTCAACCTGACGCTTGGCATCATTGATGAACTTAGAAATTAGGGTGGAGTAGGTGGTTTCGCTGTATGTGGTGACCACAGGTTCTCTGAGTCGCACCAAAACATCGTTTACAAGTTCTAGGAATGTCATGTTCTAGTCAACCCTTCTTCTTCAAATGTGGCTATAAAACTGAACGAACTTGCCGATTCAGTTGTTATCTTAATCTTGTCACCTTCTTCTAAAACGATATAGGCGTTGCCATCAAACTGTAAGTAACTTTTTGATGAAAAGTTGTATTGAGTCAATATATCAAGGGTGGTATTAGCACTTGAGTCATACCATTGAACAGTAATATGCTTGGTAGACCCACCTGTATTGTGTATATACATTACAGTAAATTTAGCGTAATAACCTCTAGGACAGGTATAGACTGTTGTGTCTACTGCCGCTGTGGGGTTAACGCCAACTGATAATGCTCTCATTTCGCCTTTGCCTTATTTCTTTCAGAAATAGACTTGGCTTTTGCCTTTGCGTCAGCCTTGGAACTTGCGCCCCATGCTCTTAGCGAAAGAAGCAGTCTTGTCGGTTCACCATTCTTGTACTCAGGGCCATCATTACCGCCCATGCGAGCCAAGAAACTTGCTCTGCGTGGATTATCTCCTGATTTTACAGGAGCCTTAATATCTTGACCCATCGCCTTCAAACTTGCACGACCTTTGGCGTTTAAGCCACCCTTGGGGTTTTGTCCCTCTTTGCGTTGCCATGCAGGAGTTTTCATCTTTTACCTCATCTAAAACTAGCCGTTTTCTTTGCAATCGCCTTGGGTTGCTTGACAAACTGTTTGCCAGATGCAGTTCCCTTGCGCTTTGCTCTAGTGGTTGCGGCGTACTCTTGCGGAGTTAACGCCTTGATAGCCGCCTCTGGCAAATACCTCTCACCCGTCTGGGATGATGGTTTGCCTGACTTGGTGCGCCATTTCTGTGCAGACCAATCTTTAAGAGACTGTTGTGGATTCTTCATGTTTTATACCCACCGCCCTTGGCTTTGTATTCCTTGGCAAGAAGTTGTGCTTTCCTTGCCGACCATTCGCCAGGGTCTCCACCCTTTGTCCCAGCCTTAATGCGCTCGAACAAGTCTTTCCGCATGGTGGGTTTTGTATACACACCCGCTTGGTTGACCTTGGATTTGGTCTTCATTTCTTCTTTGCCTTACCCGCCTCGCTCAAAGCAATAGCAATTGCTTGCTTTTGAGACTTGACTACGGGGCCTTTCTTGGAGCCTGAGTGCAGTTTTCCTGACCCATACTCCTTCATAACCTTGCTAATCTTCGCTTGTGCTTTAGTTTGTTTCATGTCAGTACAAAACCTTTGCTGTGATAGTTCCAGAGGTATACGCTGTGCAGTTGGCTCGTAAATACTTTGGCGCATTTGCCACAGTAATGATGCCATCTGCTGTCAATGCTGTGCCAATAGTTGCATAGGTTGTCCCATCCAAACTGCCTTGGAGAGCAACTGTGGCGATTGTGATGCCTGTGACTTGCAGAAATGCGGGTTGTCCAGCGTCTGCTTGTACAGGTTGAGAGGCTCCTGTTGCGGTTACTGCGTTTAGGAGTGTTTTTGCGCCTGAAAGTGAACTCATTATTTACCTCGACCAGATTTCTTCATCATATTAGTTGCTGTGCGCTGTCCACGCATAGGCATACCTTTTGGCTTGCCAACTGCCACCATAATGGCGATAGGCATACCCTTTTTCTCTGCTTTCTTTGGCATCTTTGCAGAGCCAGACATTTTGCTTGGTTTCCCGTACATCATGGTTTCTCCTTTGTGATTGGCCCACCCGATTTCCACGCATCACAAGTGCGGGCGGCGGCACAGGTGAATTGAAATAAGTCGCAATACCCAAGATCAGCCGCCTTGACAAAGTTCTCGTCATAGGACAACTCACCTTCTTTTTCATCCTTCTCTAGTCCACCAAGGATGCACTCCATCATCTTGGGAGTCTGTATAAAGGCGGCACAGTTGCCACAACGCATCCCCATAATGTCTTTGGTAGGGGCGTTATACATCTTTGCCTTCTTCAACCAAAAAGAGTCATTTGGCTCATTTGGGTTAGGAGGGCCGTATCCATACTCTTTGAAAGCATGGTTTCTATTCTTCAGATTGGTAGAAACATCCTGAGTCGCCACAGGACAAATAGTTCCTGAGAGCAATCCTTCTTTCATCGGAGTAACTTTCCACCAATGAAGGTAATTACGCCACCAGCCATAGATGCGATGGTCATACCCATCCAAAAGCCACCTTTTGACTTGTTTGCCAATTCAAGAAGTGCTTTTACATCTTGGGCAAGAGAGTGAACCTCTGTTTGGAGAGCCTCTACTTGAGCCTCCAACTTGCCAAAATCTCTTGCGTCTATGTCGCTCATATCATTTCCTTACGGGGTCTACCCATAGGTCGCTTCAAAGTTATGGTTTGCCTT